GCGCTATCACCTGATCCCGTTTCCGCGTAAGCCGCACTTCGTCGTGCGTGAGCTTACAAATGGAAAACTGCATCAGTCGGCGGTGATCCCGGCGCGCATTCAGGACAACAAGATCCTGATGCACCGCGACCCGGCTTACATCGACCGCCTGCACATGGTCGGCTCGCCGCAACTGGTCAAGGCGTGGCTCGAGGGCGATTTCAGCGCGATCGAAGGGGCGTATTTCGATTGCTGGAGTGATGCCAAGCATGTCGTGGAACCGTTCGTGGTCCCGGAAGGGTGGGTGCGCTTCCGCTCGATGGACTGGGGATCACAATCGCCGTTCTCAATCGGCTGGTGGGCCGTCATTCAAGATGATTATCGACACGGAGAGCGGGAGCTACCGCGTGGAGCCTTGGTTCGTTACCGCGAATGGTACGGCGCCAAGGGAGGCAAGCTTACTAATGAGCAAATTGCGTCAGGCATTATTGAGCGCGAGACATTTGATCCGAAACTGGCGGATGGCGTGCTTGACCCGCGCTGCTTTGCGGTCGAAGGCGGGCCGTCGATTGCGGAGCAGATCAACAGCCTGCTAGCGCGGCACAACATGGCGCACTTCCGGCGGGCGGATAACAAGCGCGTGGCGCCAAAGGGCTCGCCGGAAACGCGCGGGCCATTGTCGGGATGGGCAGAGATGCGCCAGCGCCTCGTGGGTAAGAACGGCGTGCCGATGATCTACACGTTCGCGACCTGCACGGACAGCATCCGGACCATTCCGAAGCTGCAGCACGATCCGAAAAAGGCCGAGGACGTGGATACGAACTCCGAGGATCACGCGGCGGACGAGTGGCGCTATGCCTGCATGTCGCGACCGTGGCTGAAGCCGGCGTTGAACAAGGAGGAATTCAAGTTCACCGACTACGGCGACAGCAAAGAGCGGTTCGATGCCAGCCGCGATAGCTTCATGACCCTATGACATGCCCGATCTCGACTACATGATGCGCGCCGGATTGATCTCGCCACGCGCAGCGGAAAAATATGGGCTCGAGCCCATGGTCGTCCCGGACACGAGCCTTGGTCAGCGCCCGGTGCAGGAAGCCGTCGCCAACGTCGCCGGTGCAATCGCCAAGCCATGGTTGCGGATGGCGGCCTATCCGGGACAGGTCTTCGCAGCGGGGATGCGCGGCGAGGCGCCGAGCGTTGAGGAAATGGTTCCCCAAGCCACAGAAATGGCTCAGGGCATGGTTGGCCTAGGGTCACCGTTTGCTGCCCGCGGCGCGCTCGGCGCAGCCGGCGGAGCTCTATTCACGCCAGAAGGCCTGCCGATCAAGGGGAGTGCCTTCACCAAGCAATCGCAGCGGGTGCTTGGTGAACTGGCCAAGGAGCCGAAAGGAACTGGGCCTGTCGATCTGGCGACGCAGGCACAGATCCCAGAGGTGCCGCAGACCGGGCTCGAGCGCTATACGCCGCCGCGCGGCGTGTCCAAGCGCTTGCAGGAAGCGCTCGACAATCCGGACGTGATCGAGGGCGTGCGCCAGTCGATCAAAGACGGCATGGAGATGGGCGCCCATCGCTGGTATCACACCGAACCGATCCGGCAGGCATTCGCGCGCGAGTTTCGCGGCTCGAACAGCGATCCGGGGGGCGCCAAGGCGTTCAAGCAGTTCATGGACCTCGTGGCCGCCACCTCGCCGCGCTCGGACGCGTCGACCAACATCAGAAACGCGAGCTATTACTACAATCTGGCGCGCCGCGGTGAGGATCTGCCGGAAAAGCTGCCATATCCCTATGGCCATATGGCGCAAGCATTGCACCGGCAGAACGTATCGAACCTGTCGGCGGCTGCAGCGCGCGGCGAGGGCGGCTGGAACGTGCTGCAAAACCCCAAGCCGGCGAGTTTCTCCGAAAACCTGCAGGGTAACCTAATGCCCGGCACGATCGATACGCATGCGTTCCGTAACGTCGCGATGCGAACCGAGGATCCGCGCTTTCTGGCGACCAGCGTGCGCAGCAAACTGTCATCCGATCCCGGCGAGGCCTCGATGGTCAGGAAATACGGCGAGATCGACCCGAAAGATCCGACGTTTGTGACATTTCGGCCACGCAAATTGTTCAATGAAGGCAAGCTGTCCATGCAGGACGCGAAGAATATCCCGTCATTCTGGGATAGCGTTCCGCTGGAAAGCGAGTATGCTGCTCTTGAACATCTCTACCGTCGCTTGGGAGCCGAACACGGTCTTCCCACGGCAGACGCGCAGGCCGCAGCCTGGGCCGGTGGCGGAAAGCTCACCGGCCTGGGTTCGCCGCCCACCCACACATTCCCCGAACTGTTCAATCAGCGCGTCGAATACACCGCGCGCATGCGCGGCGAGCGGCCGCAATCGACACTGAGCAAGCTAATCCGGGGCGAGGCGCCACTGCTCGGGCTCGGCGGTCTTCTCGCCGGCGGCGCCTATCAGGGCACGCGCAATCAGTGACATTCAAGCCCGGCGTTTTCACCTCGCGCACGACCTGCACGCCCGCCGATCTCGAGCTTGAGCGCGCGCTGAACGCCAAGCTTAAGCTCGGCAAGGTCACTTGCTACACCGTTGACATGACACCGCCGCGCTACGGCGTCTGCTTCACTTGGCGCGGCATGAGCCGCACCCACGAACGTCCCGAGTTTTTTGGTGTCGCTTACGCCGATGAACTAGTCGACGCGCTAATGACCATGGCGGACGGCATGCAGAACGCACGCTTGTCGCCAGCTTGGACCGCCAACGAGGACGAATTGAAAGATATGCCGCAATGGCTCGAGGACATTATCGATGCTGCTCTCTGACAATATCGAACGGATGTGGGACATCATCGAAAGCGAGCGGGACGACCGGGACGAGTTTCCATTCATGGTGCGCATGCGCAACGCTCAGGGGCCAGCGATCGGTTTCCAATGCCGCACAATCGAGGACGCTCACCGGAAACTGATCGAGATCCTGCATCGCGAGCAGGGGTCCGGTCATAAAGTTGGATTAGCGTAAATGCCGATGATGTTGCTGGGAATGGAGGAAGCTAATCGGCTGTTTCCTCGGGCAAAGGATAAAAATAAACCGCCTAAAATCGAGCACAAATACGACGGTCTTTCGCCCGACGAATTGATGGCGGCGATTGATGACCTTCCCGCCGAATATCGAGCGCTGATCCATGAGTATGGCGCGACGCCGGTGCTGACAAGCCTGATATTCGGGATAACCGACAGCAAACAGTTGCGTCAGCGATTGGAGAGTAATCGTAAGCAAAATCAGCGGGTATGGCTCAACACTGATTACGTTACGCCAATGGCTGATAGCGTGCGCAGATTTCTTTGGCGCGAGCGCGGCCTGGGGAACGGCGGCTGATGCCCGCCATCGCCCGCCGCGATATTCTGGAAAACGCCTCGAGCCAAGCCGGCCGCGGCTACAATGAGAACTACCGCTCGACGCAGTCGACCGTTGGCCGCGACTGGACCACCAACCAGCCCGACGACTTCGACTTCGGGCCGAACGACGAAGGCTTCTTTCCGATCTCGCGGCTGCGTCAGCAGTATGTCGACTACCTCTCAACCAAAGTGCTCGAATATGAGGAACAGAAACTTGCCCGGCACTACTATCACGGCTCGCAGTGGACACCGGAAGAGGTCCGCATTCTACGCACCCGCCGTCAGCCGGTTATTACGTTCAATCGAACGAACCGAAAGATCGACAGTATTGTTGCTCTTGTGCAAAGACTTCGCCAGGACCCGAAGGCTTTTCCGCGCAATCCGCAAGCACAACCCGGCGCCGACCTGGCGACCGAGAGTATTCGCGCCGTTTGCGATGGGATGGACTTCGAAGACCTCGATTTCCGCGCCACCCTACAAGCCGCCACCGAAGGCATCGGCGGGATCGAACTAAAACTGGTTCCCGGTGATCAGCAGGATCCGGACGTATCCGGCGATTTCATTTTCGGCGATGATTTTTTCTATGACCCGCGATCGTTCAAGCCCGATTTTTCCGATGCGCGATACATGGGCATCGCCAAGTGGCTGGATGTCGAGAGTGCCGTCGAGCTGTTCCCCGACAAGGAACAGCAATTGCGCACATTACTCGTGGACACCGGATTTGACCTGACCACGCATGCCGATCGCGAATTCAAATGGGTTTACGTCAACGAACAGCGGCTAAGGCTGGTCGAGCATTGGTATAAATACAAGAACAAATGGTACTGGGCGTTCTATTGCTCCTGGCTCGGGTTGTCGCAAGGCGTGTCGCCGTTCATCGATGAGCGCAACCGGCCAATGAACCGGTTCATCATGTGGTCGGCGGCGGTGGATCACGAGGGAGATCGCTACGGCTTCGTCCGCAATCTCAAGGGACCACAGGACGAACTTAATCAGCGCCGCAGCAAGGCCTTGTTCATCAGCAACACGCGCCGCATCGTTATGGAAAAGGGCGCCGTTGACGATACCGAGCGAGCCCGCACTGAGTGGGCTCGACCTGACGGACTTCTGGAAATCAATCCAGGGCGGAAAGTGGAACCCGACGACTGGCAACCGGACTTACAGGCGCAACTGGGACTGATGCAGGATGCGCGGATGGAGATCGAGACATTCGCGAACGTGACGCCGGATATGCTGCAGGGCGATGACCCGCAGCGGCATTCCGGCGTTGCGATCAACATGCTGCAGAAGGCCGGAATTGCCGAGATCGGCTCGTTCATCAAGAACTATCGCAACTGGAAAATCCGGGTTTATCGGGCGATCTGGAACATCGTCAAGACGACTTGGCAGAACGAGCGCTGGCTGCGCGTCAACGCCGGCAATCAGCAGGCGATGCAGTTGGTCCAGCTTAATGGCCAGCAAGTTGATCAATTTGGCATGCCGACATGGATCAACAAGCTCGGCGCCATCAATGTCGAGATTGTGCTCGATGAAGGGCCCGACGTGTCCAACGTGCTGATGGATGCGCTCGACCAGATGAAGAACCTGCCGCCGGGAACGGTGCCGCCGCAGGTGATCCTGAAACTGCTGCCGCTGCCGCAGACCTTGCGCAACGATCTCGATCAGATGTTTCAACAGGCAGCGAACAAGCCGGATCCGAAGGCGCAGGGCGAGCAGATCAAGGCACAAGTTGCCCAGCAAAAGGCGCAATCCGATATTCAGGTGGCGCAGATCCAGGCGCAGGCCGAAATGGCCAACGCGCAACAGGACGAGCGGGCGCGCATTCTCGACAGCCAGGCGAAAGTGCAGGATCACCGCAATATCATGATGCAGCAGGCGCAAGAGCATCAGTACAACATGGCCGAGATCGCGGCCAAGAACCACCAATCGAGCATGCAACACGCCATCAAAACCAGCCAGATGGCACAGCAGCACGCGATCAAGACGCAGCAAATGAAACAGCAGGCCAGGCAAGCGCAGGGACCGCCACAGGGCAAACGCAAGAGGCGACGCCGATGAAACGATTGATGTTCGCAGCCGCCGTTGTGGCGGTTTTTTTGTGCCCGCACGCGGCCTTGGCGCAGGGCAAAGCGTTGAGCAACGTCGCAACGGCTAGTTTTGCGGCTGGCACGTTCACACAGGTGCTGCCGCGCACCGACACGCGCACGTCATGTGTGATTACCAATGTCGGGACGACGCAGGGCTATTGCCAAGCCAAACCGACAGGCGTGGTGCTGTCAACCAGCAACTCCATTCCGGTTGCAGCCAGTGGTGGGCAATTTTTTTGCAGCGTAACCGGCGCTCAAGTCACCATTCAGGATGAAATCGATTGCAATTGCGCCAGCGGCACTTGTGCGTTCGTCATCAATTCGACGGGGCAATGAGATGAAATATTGGATTGTTGCTGTTTTCTTGAGCTTGGCCAGTTCCGCCGCCGCGGCGCAGACGACCGGCGGCGGTGGTGGTGGCAACAGCGGACCACCAACATCCATCAATATGGCGGCGCTTGGCGCCAAGGATGACGGCACCACCG